GATTAGCATCCTCAAGATTAGCTCTTACCCCTTCAGTATCATCCCTTAACCACAGTTCATGCAGCCTTAATATTTCTTTAAGTTCTTTATCAGTATATGTTTTCATTAGTCATTCTCCTCTATCACACTTGGATTATTTCTACTTTAAATTCTTTACGCAATAGGTCAAGATATTTCTCTGGTATGCTTGCCGTTCCTAAAGTTTTGGCTAGGGCCTTGGCTTTATGGCATACGGGATAGTATAGGTTTCTTCCGCATACTAGTTTAGTTCTTATCTTCATGATCTTTAATCCTTTAGTTAATTGTTCTTGTGTTTATAAGTCTAAGTATAGTACTATAGATTATAGTGTCAAGAGTTTTATCTATAGATTAATGCTACATTACTCTTGATTTTATTTTTAATATCCTTCTGCTTGGCTTTTCTCTCTTGAAATGCAGCGTAGGATACATCCTCATAATCTTTAAAGTTATTAAGCCAGCCATTATCATTAGGTGTCCATCTACTATCTAATAAAGGTTGGTTATATGAGAATGACTCTACATATTCTTGACAATAGTCATGTTTCCATTCTCTTAATTCTTTTTTAGTATAACTATAGTTATCAACAAAATCTCTTAAAATAATAGCTTCAAATTGTTTTTTAGTATAATAAAACCTTATGTCAAAAGCCTCATAAATATAGGGCGTTTTTCTTCCGTTACAATCAAGGTAATAGTAGCCTGAACATCCTATTTCTTGTGCAAAATCCTCTATTGCATCCTTGATACATTCAATTATATATCTAATGTTATCATCTCTATAGGCTGTGTTAATTGCTTGAGATATATTGCTATATATATCCTCTTTAAAAGTTACTAGCTCTTTATCTGTTAGTCCTTTTGATTTTAAGTAGATTATTACATCATCATAATAGTATTGCTCTATAGTAGCATTATCTATAGATTCTTCGAACCAGTATAAAGAATCTTCCTCTAGTGATTGTATAGTGGAATACCTTAAGTTTTTCATAAAGTTTTCAATGCCTATCTCGGCTTGTGCATAGTGTTTCATTGGCTTTACTCCTTAGTTATTTATATATATGATTGCCTTCATGGATATATCGACCTATAGATATTAGCTCCCTAGCCATACCAGTAGTTATACCATTATGTTCTGCAAATTTTTCTATTGTAAGATAGTTATTAAGATAGTCTAAGTATATTTCATTGAGTTTATATCTATTGTTTTCCATGATCTTAATTACTTTAGTTAATGTTCTTATGTTTATAAGGGTTAGTATAGTCCTATAGATTATAGTGTCAATTTATTTTATCTACAATACTTCTAAAATGTAACTACCAGTATTAACCACATGTATTTTTATAGTCAAGTGTTGTGGTATGTTCTTAAGGTAATTGTTAAGGTTTTTCTTAGAGTTGAATTGAATTGTTTTCATGATATTAATCCTTTTGATTGTTATAGTTGTTTCTAGGGAGGGCTTGCGCCCTCTCTGATATTAGCTTATATAGCTAGGCTTTTTGCTTTTAACTCTAGGCTGTATCCTAATTCATTTTTAATCGTTCTTAGATTGTCCTCTGTTAAGGTTTTCTGCCCTAGTAACTTACAAAATCCCTTAGCTTGAGTACATACAGGATAGATTTTATCTTGTCCATAAATGCTTTTTATTTCTATGATTAATGTTTTCATGATCTTAATTCCTTTTGTTAATTCTTTTGTCACAACTCTCTGTTGCTGATAAGATTAAGGTAGCATGAAAGAATAACTAGAGTCAACAAGAAATTTGAAGAAAATACAAAATAATTTCTAAGGTATTGAACTTAAAGACTAATTTAATAGAAATAAAATTAAATAGAAAAAAATGTAAGAAAGGTGTTGACTATAGATACTTAAAGGTATAGGATAGGTATATCGACAAAAGATAATTACAAAAGATAACTATTAAGATATTAACTAAAGAAAAACTCTAAAGATGTTTCACGTGAAACATAGGGAAAAACTAAAGGGTAGCATTAAGGATAGGTATAAGAGAAACTTTGGATAACACTATATATAGTAGGTAAGGGAGTAATTCTAGGGATAGACCACTAGATGTTGTGTTCTCAGACCTTCTCGAGAATCCCACCCCCAATCCCTATAGAAACCCTCAAGTTTTCTATAGATAATCCCTTATAAATCAATAGGTTAGCCCTAGGGGGGCAGGGGACATGGGGGGTGTACCTGGTAATATGCTCAAACCCCCTAGAAAATCTCTAAAAAATCCAATTCCTATGTAGACCCCCTATGGACCCATTCCTTTATATATACCTAATGTCTATCCTAAATATAAAATTCTAAAGAAATATACCTTTGGGGACTATAGGTATGAACAGTGTTCACTAATAGAGATTCCTAAGAATTGCCTAGAATAAGCCCTAAAGAATTAACCTAAAGACTAGCTAAAATAATACTTTAAGTATCAATAAAACTAATGGATAAAGGGTTAGTCATAAGTATAACTTATAGATACCCTATAGTTCCATGATACTGGAAATATGTTGTCAAGCTTTTTCTTCAAAATAGAGTCTAGGGTTTCTGCGGGTTACAGCCCTCCATTTGACATTTGTTTCTGAATATGTTATAAATATAAGTATAAGAAGAAGAACCCTAAGGATTACCTAAAGTGTTTTCTAGTTACACGAATTAACCTTTAGAATTAATCTTAGAAGCTTAATAAAAATAAATAAAAAATATTCTATAGTATTTATAGATATTCTATAGAATACCTTAAGGTAATGGATATAAATTATAACTTAATAGAAGATAACCTAAACAATAGTTCTGTACTAAATAAGATATTATTAACTTATGAAGTTAATCTTTTAGGTAAGTATCTAAAGAATTACAAGTTTAGAGATTATTCTGTAGATGATCTTAAGAGTATTCTCGTAGAGGAATATGGACTTGACATACTAGAAGAAATATGTTAAAATAGTATAAGTTCTCCTTTGTACCTTATATCATATAGGTATTTTCTATAGGGTCTATATCCTGTAGTCCTTACATGTTCTTATAGACCCTTACTCTTTAGATATATTATTATAATGAATGGAAAGATAATCAGAAAAGGAACTTACTATGTAGCTATAGGACCTAATAATGTCCATGTAGAAGGTGAGTTTAAACTAAAGCAAGATGCCATTAAAGCTCTTGTGTCTCATAACGAATCTGTACAACAAAAGAAGATTCATGCTATAGCCAATCAGTTTGAGATTAAACTAGAGGCTACTAGAAACAAACTAGAGAAATTAGCTAAAGAACAGAAAGAAGCTAAGAAACAATCTAAAGCTAAATCTCCCAAGAAGAAATCAACTAAAAGAAAAACTAAAGCAAAGAGTAAATAATGCCTGTAAGTAATTTACCTGTACTATGTAGTTCTCAAGGTAATGGTAATAGTGATGCTATAACTTTATCTAGATCTAATGCTGTTAACCGTGAAGGTTCTATCTATGTAGGAGGCACTTTTGATGGTGCTACCGTAAAGGTACAAGCCTCACCTAAAGTATCTGGAGATACTGCTGATGATTGGTTTGATGTAACTGGAGGGTCTTTTACATCTAAAGGCTTAAAGGAAGTAGCATTAACTGCCTGTAGGATCAGGGTTAATGTATCTGGTGGTAGTGGATCAGAATCTATAAATGTATGGTACGGCTAGCATATGGGATTAATTTACGACTCTAATGAAACAACCAATAGTGTAGTCTTTGAAGCCAAGGATTATGGAGCTGTAGCTGATGGTACTACTGACTCAAGGGCAGCTATCAATTTAGCTATAGATGCTGCTGCTGTATCTGGAGGTATAGTACAGCTTGAGGCTGGAACTTATATTGTCTCTGGTACTGGTACTGCTTCTGATGGAGCAGTATTAGTTAAGTCTAATGTCACTCTTCAAGGTAAAGGAATGGGAGTAACTATACTTAAACTTCAAGATAGTTTAGGTAGTGCAGTTACAGGATTAGTTAGAACTCCTGGAGGAGAAGTAACTCAGAATGTTACTATAAAAGATTTAACTATAGATGGCAATAAGACTAATAATGCCTTTGGTGCTGGTGCAGTTATCGGGACTTACTGTGGGGTAACTCCTTCTCAAGACCTAACAGGTATCACTAGATCAGGCTCCACAGCTACTGCCACAACAGCAAACACTAAAGGTATATCTAATGGGGATACAGTGCATGTATTTGCGGAAGACCCTGATGTAACAGAACCAGAGTACTTAGGAGACTTTACTGTAGCTAATGTAGTATCTAATACTAGCTTTGAGTTTACTGTAGCTGGTACTCCTACAACTCCTGCTACTGGGAATATATTATTCTACCCTTCATCTGAAGCTGATGCAGCAGACTATGATATAACTTATGAAAGAGTAGAGATTAAGGATTGTAATGAGTATGGGTTTGATCCTCATGAGAGAGTACACAGGCTTAATATCATTGATTGTGTGGCTAAAGATAATGGCAAAGATAACTATGTAGCAGATTATATACTTGAAGGAGAGTACTCAGGTAACTATTCTGAAGGTGCTACTAGACATGGTTATAACCTAACTACTGCTACTAAGAACTTTATACTAGCTAATAATATCTCTAAGAATGATGGGTCTAATGGTATTGTAGTACAGAAGGGATCTGGAAATACTCCAGACTGTAGAGATATAACTATAGAGAATAATGTAATTGATTCTCCTGCTGGTGAAGGTATGAAGATAAGACAGACACACAACTTCACAGTTCAAGGCAATATACTTAAGGAATGTGCTAAAGATGGTATGGAGATTAAGGGGTCTGAGTATGGGTCAGTTACATCAAATATATTTACTAACAACGGTACTAGCAATAATGATCTCTATTCTGATATTCAGCTCTTAGAGGAAGATGCCTCAACCCCTGCACAATATATAGAAATCTCAGGGAATATACTGAAAGCTACAGGTACTAATAAAGTTAAGTATCATATAGAAGAACAAGATGATTCATCTAATAATAATAAGATACTAGATAATAACTATGATGGAGGGGCTGTCACAGCTTCTGTATCTATATCCTCATCTACATCTATCTCTGGTAATACTCCACAACAAGAGGGTTATATAACAAACAATTATTATTATCCTAAGAGTACTGCAGGTAGCTTTGGATCTAAGACCTTAACTGCAGGTAGAGAATATTATGTGGGTAGCTTTGTAGCTAAGGACACTGTAACAGTTACTAGGTTAGGTATAGATGTAGCTACAGGTACTGGTACTGGAGGTGATACAGCTATACTAGGTATCTATACGGATAAAGATGGATTACCTCATAAGCTAGTAGGAACTAACAATGCTGAGGTCGCTATAGATGCTACAGCTCAAGTAGAAGCTACTGTATCATGTCCTTTAGTTAAAGGCAGAAGATATTGGATGGTGGTTAATGTGGAGGCTAATGTATCTCTCTCGGCTTTTGCTAATAGCAATAACGTAAGAGATACTGGAGGTACTGCTTGGAATGGGACCTCTACTTTAGTTAAAGATACTATAGCATACTCCAGTACTTTAGCTGCTACGTCTAGTGCTACCGCTAGCGACTATTCAGATGAGTCAATTCCAGTAGTATGGTTCAGGGTGGTATAATGGCAAAACTTACAGAGAAACAAGAATTACTAATAGAGCTTTTGTTCAATAGTGAAACAGGGTTATCCCCTTCAGAGTGTGCTAAGAAAGCAGGATATCCTTCACTATCTCAAGCTATGCAATCTAAGGCACTTACTAAGGTTATATTAGAAAATACTCAAAAGTATTTGGCTATCAATGGACCTAGAGCTGCTATGTCTCTAATGAGCATTATAGATGAACCAGACAAGAAAGGTGCTGCACATTCTATAGCTGCTGCTAAAGAAGTCTTAGATAGAGGAGGGCTTGTTAAGAAGGATTTAACTACTGAAGAACAAACTCAAACTAATGTTATTATTCAATTACCTAAACAAAACGAGGATTAAATAAATGTCAAACCATTTAGAAACTAGGAAGATCTTAAAGAAGATTGGATTAAACGAAACAGAAGTAGGATACCTTGATGGTGTTACTGCAGGTACAGCTACGGCTTCTAAGGCTTTGGTTGTAGACGGTAGTAAGAAGGTAGATACTTTAGATATAGGTGTCTTCAAGTCAGATGGTGCTACTGGAGCTACACAAGTGGCTTGGTCCTACTCATCTGCAGGAGGTTCTAATGTAACTACTATCACTGCTACTTTCCAAGATGGAGCGAACAGCACTGTATCAGATAGTATGTTAGCTATTATCTATTTATCTGATGCTGCTGATGGTGATGGTATTACAGCAACAAGTGCATCAGGTGCTGTTGCAGTTACTACAGGTACTCAGTTGGCTGTTCTTACAGCTAAAAAGGCATTGCTATGTATGGCTGATGCTAATGGTCAAGTTGTATTTACTATTACAGATATTGCAAAGACAGGGTTTTATCCTGTGGCAGTTAGACCTATTACTGGTCGTGTTGATGTAGGTGCACAGTTAGTCTCTGGAGATTATGGTGCGTAGAAGGATTAATGCTCTAAGATCTAGGCTACCTAAGCCTAGCATATCTTATAGTACATTAAAAGCTTTCGATAGACACAGGAGGATCTGCTTAGGTCTTCCTGTGACTGAAGCAGCTATAGGAATACCCTACGGATATATAGCAAACCCTGACAGCCCAGGGATGATTGAGCCAATAGAAGAAGTCTTTGAGTTACTAGTAAAAGGTAAAGAGCACCTGAAGAGTGGTTACACTTTTGCTGATGTAGCTGAATGGATTAACTCCCATGAAGTAGTACAGAAATACGATCTAAAGGAATTAGACGCTAGATCACTAGCAGTTATAATGAAAACAAGACAGCCTTTTGATGAGGCTGCAACCTTATCTAGAGATGAACGAGAAAAACTTTAAGCCAATACAAGCCAAGGAAAGACCTAGGTATAAGCCTAAGAAGAAGGTAAAGAAAATACCTAAAGTTCAGGAGGAGGTAACATCCCTCCCAGAGAATACTGTTTCTGTATATAAACCTTTCCCTGGTCCACAAACAGAGTTCCTCAAGGCTAATGAGGATTATGTATTATTCTCTGGAGGAAGAGGTTCGGGTAAATCTCTAGCAATGATCGCTTTACCTTTATGGTTTGTAGAGAAGCCTAATTTTAGAGCTCTAATTATTCGTAAGACTATGAAGGATTTACGAGATCTTATCAATAAGTGTAAGACTATGTATAACCCTTTATATTCTCCTAAGTGGAAAGAGCAAGATAAGATGTTTGTGTTTCCTTCAGGTGCTACTATAGAGTTTAACTATTTTGAGCAAGAAAAAGATGCAGACCAATATCAGGGACAGGCATTTGATTTTATAGGGATTGATGAGATAACCCAATACCCTACTGATTATATATTACAGCATTTATCTTTATGTTTAAGAGGGAATCCAGATATTCCTAAGTATTTTAGAATGACCTGTAATCCACATGGTCCTGGTGTAAGATGGGTTAAAGAATCTTTTATATCTAAAGGAGAGCCTGGAGAGAGGTTCACTAAAGAATTAAAACGTAAGGATGGGTCTATAGGTAAGGTAACTTATAAATATTTTTTATCTTCTGTAGATGATAATCCAGCTTTATTAGAACAAGGATACGATATTGCACTTGAGAATATTGCTAACGAAACATTAAGAAAGCAGTATAGATATGGGGATTGGGACAGTGTTGATGGGCTAGCTTTTGATGAGTTCTCTGATTATCATATATTAAAACCCTTCCCAATACCTAAAGGTTGGACCAAGATTAGAGCTTGTGACTGGGGTTATGGATCTATGGCTGTGTGCTTATGGTTAGCTGTAGATTTTGATAACAAGGTATATGTCTATAGAGAATATACTGCTAGTAAAGAGAAGGCAGATATATTTGCTCAGAAGATATTAGATTTAGAGGCTAGTGATGGACCTATACAGTATGGAGTATTAGATAGTTCCTGCTGGGCTTCTAGAGGAGAGTTAGGAGAGACAGTAGCAGAGACTATGATGAGAGAAGGAGTTAGGTGGATGCCTTCGGATAGATCTAAAGGATCTCGTAAAGCAGGTAAAATGCTTATCCATAGTTATCTACAAGGTAAAGGAGATACTCCTGACCTATATATATTTGAAGATTGTAAAGAAATAATAAAAGAGTTACAGAGTTTACCTTTAGATTCTAAAGATCCTGAAGATGTAGATACTCATGCTGAGGATCATGCTTATGATGCTTTAAGATATGCACTATCAAGCAGACCAATGAATAGACCTGTAGACTTTTTTGAGAGTACACAACAGCATATAGCACTTGATGAGAATTTTGGATATTAAATGAAAGAAGAAGAAATCGAAAGTATAGAACATAGGCTGACAGACTTTGTTGGGACTAAGTATCATGAGGCTAGAGATGCTAGGTCTACTACAGAATTAGTATGGGCTGACTCTTTTAGAGCCTATAGAGGTATCTTAGATGCAGATACTCAAGCTAGAGTACAGCAAATGAGACAGAAAAACCCTGCAGCTTCAGCTATATTTGTTAAGATTACTAAAACTAAAGTACAAGCTGCCTACGGGCAAATGCTTGAGGTCTTATTTGCAGGTAATAAGTTCCCTATAGGTGTAGAGCCTACCCCAATTCCTGATGGTATAGCAGATAAAGCTAGGATTGTAGATGAATCTACCTCTTCTTTAGCCTCAAATCCTGATATCATAGGGTATGAAGGGGATGGACAAGAGATAGAACCAGGTGCTAATTACCAATCTTTGCTCAATGGTTACTATAATAAGATAAAAGGACTGGTAGGCAACAAGAAAATAGAGGAAGGACCAGCTTTAGACCCTTCCCATATACAGATTAACCCTGCTGAAGAGACAGCTAAAGAGTTAGAGAGACAGATTCACGACCAATTAACAGAATCTGATGCAGAATTTTCCCTTAGACGTACTGTATTTGAGAAATGTCTATATGGTACAGGGGTATTTAAAGGTCCCTTTAACTACAATAAGACATCCCATAAGTTTGAACAGGCAGAAGCCTTTGGTAAGATAGAGTATAAACCAAAAGTAAAGCTTATTCCTAAGTTTAATACTGTATCTTGTTGGAATTTCTACCCAGATCCAGAGGCTACTAGGATAGAGGACTGTGAATATGTTATTGAGAGACATCTTTTAGGTAAATCTAAGATAAGAGAATTAACTAATATGCCTTTCTTTAATAAAGAGGCTATAGCAGAGGTTCTTAATGATAAACCTGGGTATGAAAGAGAGTATTGGGAGGATGAACTTACTGATACAGACCAAGAACCTACTTCAAGTAAGTATGAGGTACTAGAGTACTGGGGGTATTTAGATAAAGATTTAGCTAAAGACTTTGGATTAGAGTTTGATGATGAAGAAATATTAGATAGTGTCCAAGTAAACATCTGGACTTGTAATGATAAAGTACTTAGGGTTATATTAAACCCATTTACACCTCAAAGATTGCCTTATTACGTCACACCTTACGAGGAACACCCTCATCAGATCTGGGGTATAGGTATTCCAGAGAATATGAGTGATACCCAGTCTATTATTAATGGACATATGAGGATGGCTATAGATAATCTAAGGCTTGCTGGTAATATGGTACTTGAAGTTAATGAGGCCTTCTTAGTTCCAGGGCAAGATCTTAGTATATACCCTAATAAAATCTTTAGGATGCAGGGAGGAGCACCAGGTCAGAGCATACACGGGCTCACATTCCCAAATACAGCCCCCTCACACATGCAAATGGTGGATAAGGGACTACAACTAGCTGACCAGCAAACAGGTATCCCAAGCTTCTCTCATGGACAGACAGGAGTATCAGGTGTGGGGAGGACAGCTTCAGGTATTTCTATGTTAATGTCTGCTGCTGCTCTAAATATTAAGACAGTCATAAGAAATCTAGACCACTATCTCCTAAGACCTCTAGGTAAGAATACATTCTACTGGAATATGCAGTTCAACTCAGAGAATATAAACATGAGAGGGGATGTAGAGATAGTAGCTAGAGGTACTTCAAGCTTAATGCAGAAGGAAGTTAGAACTCAAAGGATATTATCCTTCTTACAGATTACTGCTAATGATCCTTTTGCTAATAGAGAATATTTATTGAAGCAAATAGCAGAAGCTATGGATCTAGACCCAGAGAAAGTAGTTAACAATAATGTTCAAGCTACTCTCTATGCACAATTACTACAAGGACAAGCCAATGCAAATCAACAAGGAGCTAGCCAAGGACCTGATGCCTTTAACTCAGGACAAGGTATCCCAGGCGGTCAACCTGCTGGTACAGGAACTTCTCCAACAGACCTTACAGGATCTGGTAACGGTACAATCGGAACAGGAGCTGCTCCGAATCCAGGGGAAGATTCGTTTTCTGGATAGTATCAAAGGGGATAGCCTAAAGAATAGAATAAAAGATTCTTTAAAAAGAGAATAATATATGCCTATAACAGATTATGGCACTGTAGATCAATTTCAAGCTATCCCAGTGCCTGTACAAAAACCTCAAGCACCTACCCAAGACTCTATGGGTGTTACTAATCTACCTGGCATTAAGTCCTATGTGACTAAAGGTATAGATGCTGCTGGAAGAACTATAGGAATAGGAGGTCCTACCCCTGGGTTTGTAGGTCCATTACCTGCAGGAACAACCCCTACTGCTATGACAGCAACACCTTTAAGTTCTATAGGTACTGCTGCTACTGTAGGAGCTATAGGTGGTCAGCAGATAGCTAAGTGGACTGGTGGTAACGAGATGGGAGGATCTATAGGTGGGGCTATAGGTGGTGCTGCAGGATCTTTTGCAGCAGGTACAGCAGGAGGATTAGCAGCAGGAGCTGCTGTCGGAATAGGGGCTCAGGCTCTTAACTTTGTATTACCAGGCTTAGGTATTATTGTAGGTGGCCTAGCAGGAAGTGTGTTTGGTCCAGATGATCCTAATCTAACTTCCGAGTTTACTTCAGAGATAGGTAAAGAAGGATCCCTACAAGGTATTCAAGTAGGGACTAAACACATAGGACCAGAGGCTGCTCAATATGTTGCTACTAACATGGATTCTTATATCCAAAATATACAAAAGAAAACAGGATTAGATCTCTCTGGTTTTAAGATAAGGGGAGGTAAAGGTGGTGGTAAGGAAGGTACTGGATTTATTAATGTACCATCTGTAGGTCAAAGAGGGTTAGACCCTTATAGAGAAACCACCAATAAAGTAAAGAGATTCGAGTTTGATATCAATAAACCTCAAGAGTTAAATAAGGCTATGCATCAGGCTATCCTACATTTAGCTACAGTATCAGGTGCTCCTGATGGGATGATAAGAGATATCAATAAGTTAACACCAGATAAGTTCGTAAGCTCGTACAGTTCTAGTGGTCAGGCTAGATCTCCTGAAGGAATACCTTTAGTAGATCCAGGAAGGGTTAGACCTAAGAGTAAGTTTGAAGAGTTTGCAGAGGAGTATAGGAGAAAACAAAATGTTTGAAGAGTATACCCTACCAGAAGAAGATACTGAGGAGATGACAGAGGACACGGCTGATATACCATCCCTGTTAGATGCTCGTATGACGGAGCTTCCTGATAACCAGAAGGAGTTCCTACTGGATCACTTAACCCCTGAGACATTAGGTATTATAGGCTTAATCTTAGGAGATCCTGCCATAGAGTTTTTTCTACCTATGACTGATATGAAAAAGAAGATTCAGATAATAGATAGAGAAGATTCCCAAGTTGATTCAGATGTTGAATCTATGACAGTAGAGGAAGATCTAGAGGATCTTGATATGGATAATTTTACAATTTAACAAAGGATACTTAGTTACACTAAACCCTTTATTTAGTACCTAATATAGTATCGGATACTTTGTTTTACAAAACCCGATGGAGTAATCAATGACAAGTCAATTAGACGTAATCAAACAACATATTCAACAGACTTATGGTGAAG